AACATCTGTTGAATCGCCTTGCTCCACACCAGCAGGAACCGCTGCACCGCCATCGCCTGGGCCATCTGCATCCGCGGCGCCGGCACCGTCTCGCTCAAAAGCCCGTGCTGGTTATCCACAATCCGCCGCATCATGTCATACACCTTCGTCCCGTCCAACAGGCCCGTTCCGGTTGGCATCTGCATGAATTGCGGCTCGCGCCCCTGGCGCACGTAATTCTGCGCCGCCGGCGCAAACCGGTACTTCGCACCCGTCGGGCTCTCATACACATTGGCCGGCGGCACCATCGTGATGCTCGTCCGATCAATCAGCCCGTCCAGGATGCCCTTGATGATGTTCTGATGCGTGTGTGCCACCTCGGGCACACTGCGGCTGGCCACCACGCTCCGCGTCCACCACTCGCGCACGCCGGCCACGTAGGGCACCTCCCCTTCCGGACTATCCACCAGCTCATGCTTGGCATACAGCACCTTGCCGCTCCGGCCCTTGGTCACGCTGCGATGGAACGTCGTGCAATACACCCCCGGCACACCGTCCTCATCCGGCGCCTTGTAAACCGCATACAACACCTCGATCAGCCCATGATCACCCGATCCGCTCGACACCGGATGCACCTGCACCGGGCGATTGTTCATGGTGGACAACGCCTGTCCGCTCTCCCCCACCGGCAGCGTATGGTGTCCCATCTCCCCCTTGTGTTTGCACGACTCCTCGATCCATTCCGGATCCCACCCCTCGCTATACTCGCGCCCGCGGATGTCCGCCTCGCTCAACAGTTCCCGCTGAATCACCACCTGTTTCTCATCCACCATTTCGGCGGGAATGAACGCCTCCTCGTAAGGTTTCAGCGCCACGATCTCCGGTTCATCCCGGCACACGTAAGGCAGCACGATCTCCGTCTGCCCCTTCTCCCGCAGTTCGATCACTGCTTTCCGGGCCGCTTTCAGCTTCACCTCCGGCGCCTGGTCCCGCAGCGCCTCCGGCAGTTGTTCCTGCGTGTAACGCTCCAGGTAAGCCCGCACCCAATCCGCCGCCGCCTCCTCCAGCTCCGGCGTCCGGATCATTTCCAGCGCACCCTTCAGGTTCGGATCCTGCTCCGCCTGCCCCTCCAGCCAGCGCAGGTTCACCGTCGCACGCTTCAGCCCGATCTCCCGGCGCCACCGCGGCGCCAGCAGGCACCAGCCGTAGTGCTCCTCGTATTGGGCCGACAATTCCACCTCGCGCGTCAGGCAATCATACAGGGCTGTCCCTACCAGGTGTTCCGCTAGGGCCACTGCGTAGCCGCCCCCCTCGCTCGCGCTCGACCCGGGCCGCATCAGCGCGCGCCAGAATGCCGTGGTTTTCATCGCCACCCGCTCATTGATGATGTCATCCACCACAAACGGACGGCAATCGCTGGCGCCGTCCCACGGTTGCGCCTCGCCGTCGGGATCATTGCTCAGGTCATGCTTGCGCCCATCGGTCCATTGGTTGGTCCAACGGCAAAAGCGCACATCATCCAGCCATTGTGTGCCGCCGGGTACCATGGGATTGGCGCGACTGAAAAGGGATTGCAACGTCTCCACGTCCGGGGAGCCGTCTTTAAGCAGGTAAGAATGTGTCATGGCGTGCGATGATCCTCCCCAGGAGACGCACGCCGGGCCAACAAACTGGCAATGACCGCGGTGCTATAGCGCGCCCGCGACTCGCCCGGCAGACGATGCACCAGGTCCGGGTTCGCGTCAACCACCTTGCGAAAGGTGGCCCACGTCCGCACCGAAAGCAGCTCCATCGCCCGCCTCGCCTGCACCCGCGCTGGTAACTCGTTGTTCATCAGCTTTGTGTTCTCTGCGTTCTTCCGGCTCGTCGGTCCCTTTCCACCAAACGCGTGTTTTCTGCGAATGGACTTGCTGTGGTTTTTGTTTTGTCGCTCATTTCAGTATCCTTTCCATGTTATCTTCGTCCCCAACCCCCCGGCCGGCACGTAGTTAATCGCCTGCTTGGCCGCCGCCTTCAAACAGTCAATCGGATCCTTGCACGCCCCCTTTTCCCCATCCGCACCCGTGTAAGTCCGCAGCGCCCAAATCAGGTTCTCGCACTGCCGATTCACGTAAAACATCGGGCAATTCAATGGCGTCACCGGCTCACTCGGATCCCACCCCCGCGTCAGCCAGTCATTGATCAGTTGCGTCCCCTCCTCGATCCCGCAATGCGGCGCCGCTGCGCAATCCAGCCCCGGCACCAGCGTCTTTCCCTCCTGCCGTATCGGGTCCATCAAATGATCCAGGTAAGTCCGCGCCTCCTCATCGCTCGGCACACTCGTGCCCGCCGGCCGGGGATCTATCCGCCGATCACTCGGCATCCACGCGCCCGGGCTCGGCTGCCACACCCCGCCCTCCCCCACCCGCCACCCCTCGATTTCCAGCACCAACCGCTTGTAATCGTTGAACGATTTGCCGCCCCCCGCCGTCTGGCCCGCACCCGGTTTCCCGTCCGGTTTCGGCCCGGGCAACGCCCATTCCCCCACCGTCTCCACGTCTGGCCACTCGCGCAGCACCCATACCCGGCCCTCGGCGTCCACCCCCAGCCACAGCATGAACCAATTCCGTTGCCCGTGCGGATCCGCGAACCAATACACCGTCAACTCCCGCACCGGCGGCACCCGGTCTGGCGCTACGATGTGATGCTCGCCAAACGTCGGGAACGCCCGCTGCAACTTCTTGGTCGCCCACCCCCACAACCGCTCCAGCTTATGGTCCGCCGGCTTCCCCTCCGTGCTTGCCACGATGTCCGCCACGTTCGTGTAAGGGTTGAACATCGTCGGAAACGTCACCGCAAACCGCCGCCCGCCGCCCACCCCGCTTTGCAGCACCAGCGGCACATGCCCCTTCGGACAGCCCTTCACCAGCTCACGGTCTGACGGCAACATCCAATCGCCCCAGGCCCACGTCCGCGCCCACCAATCCCACACCACCGCCCGCGCCGGGATCACCTCGAGAATCGTCGCCCCCTCGATGTATTGCGCCACCGTCTCCGTGTAGCCTTCCACCGGGGTAAACCCGCCAAACACAAACCCGCCCGTCTTATGCGCCCGAAACCGCAGCGTCTCGATCAGGTCCGCCGGGCATTCCTCGTCCCAGGTCAACACATGGCACTCGCCGCCCTCCGCGCTTGTCCGATCCTGCTGCCAGCCCTTGTAAGTCGGGAAGAACGCCGCGCTATGGTTGGGCAACACAAACGTCCCCATGCTGAACCCGGTCGCCTCCGCGTAAGAGATTTTCGTCACCTGCCCCTGTCGTTTCACCGGGCGCAGGTGCGGCGGCATATACCGGAACAACGCCCGTTGAATGTAGCGAATGCTCGTCTGCTCATTCTGGCTCCAGCACCGCGCCTCCTGGTTGCCCCGGTTCACCAACACCTCCATGGCCAGCTTCCCCTGGATCTCCGACTTGCCCGACCCGTTCCCCCCCAGCGCGGCGATGTCATTGGCCGGCTTCTCCTGGCGCCACCCCGCCGGCGCCACCGACACCCCGAACCGGCCCGGCACGTAGGCGCCCGCCAGCAGCTCCCGCACGACGCGCAACGGCGGTTGTTCCCAGCCGTTCGTCAGCGGGTCATGCCATTCCGCGGCGATTTGCGCCTCACGTTTGGTGTGAAACTCGCGCACCGCCTCCAAGCCGCCCCGCTGTCCGATCTCCACCAGCATCGATTCCGTGGGCATGGGCAGTGTCGGCCACGGCGTAAACGCCCACGGCCCAATCTTCACCTGGTCAACGGCAGGCATCATGTGCATGGGTAGGGCGGGTTCGCCGAACCCGCCGTGCTATCGTTGGTAGGGCGGGTTTGCCAAACCCGCCGGGCCCACGGGGATCTTAACGCCGCGGAATGAACGATGTGTTTCACTGCGGCGGCCACCTGAGCCGTGCTGTAGAAGCCCTGCTCGCAATACCAGGCATCACGCCAGCAAGAGCGTTTCAGGTTGAGCGTAAGGCTGTCGCCGATCTCGTGGTCGCGGATTTGGATGGTGATGACCGCCCGCCCCTTGCGCGGCACCGGAACGCGGCGGCGCGGGGTGCGTTCGGGTTCCTTGGTGGCTCGGTCGATACGCTTGCGCGCTTTGGCCGCAACGGCGTTTTTGCTATGTTGTTTTGTCCAGGTCATTTGCGTGGTGAACCCTCGCAGGTGTTATCGTCTAATACACTGTTCGGCGGGCGTGGCATTGCCGG